CAAGATTCCCACATTTTTAATTTTCTTTCTTTCTCGTATCTTTCCTCAGTTATTTTTGTTCTTGTTTCAACTAATTTAATTAATGTTTTTAAATCATCGTGATCTAGCATTTTTATTCCTTTATTTTAATATTTTTTTAGCTTCTAATATTCCCTGCTTGTTACCACCTGCCATAATTAGCAATTTGACTGCATTATCTAGTCCTAATTGAGACTTAAAGCTAGTTAGCAAGGGTAAGTAAGCACCGTAATTATTTTGTGTCGTATACGGTCTTTTTTCTGCTTTGTTTACTAGTTCAATTAATTCGCTACTAATAGAATTAAATAAACTTTTTAGATATTTATTTGTAATGGATTGCATGATTTTTATTTTCCTTTTTTAATGTATTTATTATAATGACCCTCGCAACTTTCACAGCAAAAACCTTTTTTTATAAAAGGGTTGAAAGCTGTTAAAACATCGATTCTATCCTTATAATTATCCTTATGACCAAACCATAATTGCTTTAAGATTGAGTTTTTATAAGCTGTTAAATAGTTTAGGCAATTTTTACAAGTTTTATTTAGTAACATAATTAAGATTCCTTTTTTGTTTAATGAACGGGGATAACAATTTCCATATCTTTAAATACGGTATTATTGCCACAAGCATGACCAATTGAAGTACAAGAGCCACACTCGCCCGGACAGATAAATATTTTCTTGTTAAATTGTTTTCTTATCTCGGATACTTTACCTTTGATGGCCGTAAAATTACCCCTTACAAAGTCTAATTTCTGTAAAATAGGTTTGAGCATATCAAACCGGCCACCGTTTGACAGATTCAAAATATAGTTTTTAGGGAATGAAAACCCGGTATCATTAAGGCTAGTAAATAATTGTAAGCTTTTGGAATATCCATAACTATTTAAAACCGGGTACTTTTTTAATAAGTTCATCCAATTTTTTAGATCGTCCATATTTTTAAAATCCCCGTCAACATATAATCTAAAATCAATTTTAGATTTATTTCTAAACTCCGAGCGTTTTAATACTTTGTTTAATTCAGTTTCAATAGTTTTAAAATCATTCATTAATAAAGTATTTTGTAGCTGTCCAAAAAATACAGCCGGATATCTCCACCCCTTCAAGGAATAACAGTATACTAAACAATCCAGAGCACCGGGACAGTTTACCACCGGCAAAGTTGAAAAGGTTAAGAAGGGTAATTTTTTGTTACCAACTTTAAAAACATTAAAAGGTAATTCCCCTTTATGTTCTAACCAATGAACAAATTTATTAAGATAATACCCGTTTGTTCCGGTTTTGGGTTTGGTGTCAACTTGTAAAGATTTTAAATAGGTTAGTAATTGCACCGGGTCAAAAACTAATTTTGCAATTCTCATTTTAATTTTGTTTGTTAATTTCATTTTTAAAGCTCCAACTTTTATTAATGATTCTATTATTATATACTATGTTTATTTTGTTTTGTTCCAATTATATTTTATTTCCAATAAATTTAAAAACCGTATCGGTAAGAATTGACATATCATGATCAGAACCTTTTAAAGATTCTTCGTAATTATCCAAATGAATAGTAGAATCAAAAACTATATCCTGATTATCTTGCAATGCTCTATTAATTTGGTCTTTTATCCATCTATTTAAAATAGATTTCACTTTTCGTTTACCTAAATGTTTTAATATTATTTGATCCATTTTATTTACTCCATATCCTCGTTTAAATGTTCGGCAATTTCTTTATAATTGATTTTATCTAATGATCCGTCAAAGCTTTTTAAATCCTTAGAAAATGTTGTTTCTTTTGGGTTTATCTTTTTATCTCTATTCACTAGATAATTAGCAAATTCTTTTAGATCGATAGATATTTTCTCAATGTTATCTTTATTATCTTTTGTTATTCCCTGTGCTATTCCATACATTAAATAATCATTGTTAATCCATAGCATAAAAGCCCACGTTGATTTATTAGTGTATCCATTATAACTCTCATTAGTGCATTTTAATTTCATTTTATTTTTCCTTTTTGGTTGCTTACTTATTAAATGTATTTGCGGGGCAATAGTTCCAATAAAAATTATATACGTGTGTAATACTAGTGTGTTATATCTTAGATCATTATATAAACTAAGTAAACTGTTAAAGGCATTACTATTATATATATATTTATTTATCATTTATTTATTTAATTAATTAGTTCGGCTCTTGCTCCATTGAAACTTATATAGTGAATTGATCTATATCCTATACATTTATTTAATTATTTAATACCTAGTCCCCGTAAATGCTTATATTATTGAAGTTATAAAGATTAAAATATTATTTGAATGTTGTAACGTGCCTAAATAAAATTGACTTTTTCAACATAACTATTCTAACGTAAAATGGGTTTGGGGGGTGGTATGTGTGTAATGTAAGAGTAACGCCCATACTAATATTTTTTTTTAGAATTTTTTAAAAGTTTTTTGGATTAATTGCTAGGGCCGGTACTATAATTACAAAGCGGATACTATATATACTACATTACTATCTTACTACATATACTATATATTACTATATATACTATATTACTATATATATATTATATATATATTATATATAATATATACTATATATACTATTATACTATATATACTATAGTACTATTATAAATAACCAACCGCAAACTAAACTAGGATAATTAAATATATATTATATCAAACATAGTTGTCAAGTTTTTATTAAATTAAATCATGTCAGAATACAAAACATTATACCAAAAAGCTTTATCTGGTGACTTCGAGATTGGTAACGTGTATGAAAACCTAGAACGTTGCCGTGAAATATCAAAAGAGTTAAAGCTAATGGATGTTATAGACCCAAACTCTAGACAAATTGGTTTGATATCTGAATTGTTATATCGCATGAAAAACATGCCTGAGTTGCAGATATTAGACGTGAATATGTTTACTGATGAGGAACCTAATTAGTTGGCACTAAGTCGCACAATTAAAGGGGTTAAGCATTACGCTTACGAATCAGAACTAGAGTTTCGTACCGCACATCCTAACACACCTCTGATTACAGACTGGAAGAAAGCAGAGGAGGGGGACTGGTGTCTTGCAGACGATGGCAAGATAGTGCAGATACTTAAAAAAGGTCAAGTAAAAGGATTTAAAAAAGAAAACAATTATGTAAGAACTATTATAGGAATGTTTCATCTTAGAAGAAATGGAATGAAGTCTGGCACAGTTAAAGATGAGATGTATAGATTTACAAAACGATCTGGATACGCTGTAGTAACTGAAGGTTTTTTAACTTTATCAAAGAAAAACTTTGCAAAGTATATTGCACATGGCATGGAACCTATAAAAGCATATCAAAAAGCGTTTCCAGCTACGAAAAGTTTAGGTCATGCGGAAAGAAGATCAACCCTACTACTTAAAAACAAAACAGTGAGGCAAGCAGTGGATAAAGAAATAGAAAACTTAATGTCAGAGGTAGGTATTACAAAAAGATACTTACTAGAAAGCACTAAAGATGTTGTAGACAAAACAGATGCAAAAGACAACGATAAGCTTAGAGCCTTGGAGACACTGATGAAAATATCTGGTTTGTTATCTACAGAAAAGAAAGTAGACTCTGTAGCACTGATACAAGAGTTCTCTGGGTTTAGCAGAGACAAGCTCAAAGCATTTGAACAGGGTATATTACCAGAAACAAAGAAACAATTACCTGATGGCTAACAACTTATTACAAATGGCACAGCCCGCATCAACCAATGTGCACAATAACATAGACAATCTAATATTGCAAGCTGACTTAGATAAGTTTGACAAAACTGGAGTTATGTATGCTGACAAAACACCGCAATACATTGGTGGTGCAGATGATGTGGTAGCTAACGTAGCACTAGGGCCACTCCTAACATTAAAAAGCTTAGGGGGTATTGGAAAAAAGATTAAAGAAAGAGTGCAAGATATCAAAAATCCACTATATCATTTTACATCAGTTCCAAAAGCAGGGCAAATATTTCAATCTGGAAAGATAGAATCTAGCGTAAGATTTCCATCTTCAAGAACAAGAGACAATAGGGGTGGTTTTCCAGTTGGCTTTTCACTTACAAGAAACCCTGTGTTTGATTCTGTTAAGCAAAATTACGTTCCAAAAGAAGTAAGAATAGTAGTAGATAAAGATGATCTTGTTAGAAAAGGTCGTGTTTTCAAACCAATAGCAGAACCTATGTTTCAAAAAACTATCAATAATTATAGCAGACCTCCAATTACACTTGAAAATTATAAAAAAATACATGGGTTTTATCCAGATCAAATGAATCCTTTTTATGAAGCAGAAGAAAGAATACTTGGTGCGTTACCATTAAAAGATATAAGATTAATAGACTTTTTAGATTTCAGTAGTGATGCAATATCAAATCTAGATAAAGGTAATTTGCTATATAATGTTTTTAGTAGGAATATTCCTGTTATGATGAGTAGTCAAGCCAAAAAAAACATGCTAGACATAACAAGAGGCAGAGATATTTTAGGGCCAAGGGACATTAAAAAAATAATAGAAACACCAACCTACTAATGAGTTTTAACATTACCCCACCTCCATCAGAGATGGACAGGAGAGATGAGGTACTAGCAAAAGCATATAGCAATCTTATCTACTTTGGTAGGGCCTTTCTTCCTAATGACTTCTTAAAGAAATCAGAATCAGCACCCTTTCACTACGAAATGGGAAAGAAGATGATAGATACCACACCCGGAGCTAGAATATGCAATATAATACCTAGAGGTCACGGTAAGTCTGTAGTGGCAAAGGCGGCTATCATACACAAGCTATGCTTTGCGGCTGACGACCAGCAACATTTTATTGCATGGGTATCAGAAGAACAGTCGCAGGCTATAGATCATTTAAAGTATATCCGCTCTCATTTTGAAAACAATAAGATGATACGGTACTACTTTGGCAATATGGATGGTGGTAGTGTAGGTAAACGCTGGACGGAAAAGGATTTAGTAACTCCCAAAGGTGACAGGGTAATATCCAAAGGTACATCACAAAGGCTTAGAGGTAGGGCAGAAGTAGATGTACGATATACTGGTATTGTACTGGATGACTTTGAATCGGAATTAAATACAAAAACGCCAGAAAGGCGTGCAGACATCAAGAAATGGATTGTATCCACAGTGTACCCTGCCTTAGAAGAAACTCCGGGGAATGAGGG